GTACGGCGCAATGCCGCTGTCATTCAGATACGCAAGCTCCCCTTCGCAGTAGATTTTCTGACGCATCAAAAAATCCTGTTCATGGCTCATGGGACGGCCCTGCCAGATGGAAACGCCGTCCTGTTCCACCTCTACCGTAGTGCGCAGCTTTTGCAGCGCAGAGTGTGCCACATTGCCCAGCGGCATGGTAAACTCAAAAGAGCCAGCTTTACCCACTTCGCGGGTCAGCGTGGGGCTGATGAGCTTTTTCGTGTCGGTAATGTCGCTGATATCGTGGATACAGACCTTAGTTTTCCATGTGTCTACATCCGTCTGCACACCAGCATAAACTTTGTAGCTCATAGGCTTGCCCCCAAATACTTGATACTGATGCTGCAGTCTGCCGATGCAGCAAAAACGAGGGTGCCCACTACGCCATCCGGCATAGTAAGCCCCTCGATATACTGCCAGTCGGTGGACTTGGCCAGAATGCCCACCTCAAAGCCATTGAGAGACACCGCGATGTTTGCGGCGGTCTCGCTGCGCTGGAAGTAGATGCCGGCCGCACGCGGTGCACCGGTGATGGACACCTCTTTGTCCTCGCCCGCCTTGAGCGGGATATTCGTGTAGTTGCGCACGATGTCCGTTTCAAAGTTGAAGTCATCCCACAGCCAGTCGTTGGTGCCGTCGTAGACGCTGCGCTTGAAGGGGTTGCAGGTGCCGGTGATGGTAAAGGCGCTGGAAAGCCGGTCGCGGGATGGTGTGACTTTCCAAAGCCCTTCCCAGTACCACGCCGGGTCTTCATCAAAGCGGCACTGCAGCCACTTGCCATGAATGGCATTGGCAATGGTGCTTTCGATGCTGGGCCACTTGCTTTTTGGCGCGTTGCACAGCAGTTCCATGGTGATGGTGCGCTTTTTATAGTGCACCTTGCCATCGTCCCATGTGGTCAGGTTCAGCAGTGAATCGGATCCGGTGACCTGCACAAGGTATTCTTCCGGTTCTGCCGCGCCGATTTTAGGGCTGCCTACCTTGAGGTACAGCCCCCAATCTGTCAGGGTGTGAAAATTTCCGATTTTTGCCCCCAGAAGCTTTGCCATTACACACCCCTCGCTTTCCGTTCCACTGTCACGCCGATGCGTGCATCTACGTTGGTCGCCATGCGGGTCGACAGCACGCCCACCAGCTCGCCGGAATCCATGACCACCTGACCCTTGCCGATGTCGGGCAGATGCTCGTCCAGCATCCCCTCGATGCGCTCCAGAATGCTGGTCTGCCGGTCAACAATGGACTGCTGGCCGGTGACGCGGTACTGTAGGGCCGCACGGGTGGAGAAGGTGCCCAGGCTGTCATACACGCCGGTTTTGTCAAAGGGACTCTGGTAGTGGCTGACAGGCTTCTGATTATTCTTCTTGTCCATCCACATGGCAAGGCCAATGCCGCCAGCGACTGCGCCCACGCCCAGGATCAGGGCAAGAATAGGATTTGCTGCAACGAAAGACACAATAGTGCCAAGCGCAGACGTGATGCCGCCTGCCATGCCGGAAAAGCTCTGGACGATGTTGCCTAGTGCTCCGCCCACGCCGCCGGACTTTGCAAGACCGTCGATGATCTCGCCAAAAGCCTTGACCGAATTGGTCACACCGTCGATATCGGATTTTACCCCGCCGTCAGAAAAAAGCTTCTGGAAGATATCAAATGCCTTTCCGATGCCACCGCTGAAGTAGCCCTCATTGACCGCGGTCAGTGCGTCCGTAAGCCACTTAGAGATCACGTCACGCTGCCCCTGCGATACCTCGCCCCAGATCAGATTGACAAAATCCAGCCCAAGACTTGCCCAGTCGCCGTTTTTGGCATCACTAAAGGCGCTTTTTACCAGCCCAAAAATGCCCTTATCCAGCTGGCCGGAAGCCTCGCTCAGCTGCTGGTCAATGCGG